CGCCGACTCCTCCGCCGCCGTCGCGCTCCCTGCAGCCGCCGTTGCGTAGTACTTGGCATTGTTATGGTATGCGGGGTCAGAGCTTGTGACGTCCGTGCCGCCGCGTTTACCCAGCGCCCATGCCTCCGCGTCCTCCGCCGAGTTCTCTGCAGAGTCCTCGCTCCCGCTCGCAGCCGCCGCGCTCGATGATGCCTCTGCGGCGTAGTACTTGGAGTTGTTGTGATATGTCGCGTCGCTGCTCGTAACGTCCGTGCCGTTGCGCTTGCCTATTGCCCAGGCCTCCGCGTCCTCCGCTGACTCCGCTGCGGTGGCTGCGTTCGCGCCGGCCGCCGCCGCGTTTGTGACTGCCGAGGAAGCGCAAGTCGCCGCCGTCTGTGCGAAGGTCTGCGCGCCTCCCTCCGCCGTCTCCGCCGCATACTGCGCTGCCATTGCCGCGGCCTGCGCCGCCTGAGCCGCCGTCTTTGCGGTCTCTGCCGCGCCCTGTGCCGTCCTCGCCCCCGTCTCCGAGCTCTCGGCCGCCGCCGAGCTGTCCGCCGCCTCTGAGGCATAGTACTTGGCGTTGTTGTGGTATGTCGCGTCGCCGCTCGTAACGTCCGTGCCGTTGCGCGTACCTGCCGCCCATGCCTCCGCGTCCTCCGCCGACTCCGCTGCGCTCTGCTCGATGTCATCTATGCCGCCGAGCACCGCATAGAACTCTGCCTCCGTGCCGGAGTATCCGCCCTCCTCGGCGTACTCATAGGCGCTCTTGCCTGCGGGGCCGGTCTCGCCCGTCTCGCCGGTGTCGCCCTTGGCGCCTGTCGCGCCCGTAGCTCCCGTCTCGCCGGTGTCGCCCTTGGCGCCTGTCGCGCCGCGCGGGCCCATGAGCTGAAAGCGGCACCACAGCTCGTGCACGGTGTCATAGTAGTAGATCAGATAGTCGTCCTCGTCCGTCCCCACCTCGTAGCAGTCACCTGCCGCGCCGACGGGCACGTCGGCCACAAGCTGAGCGTAGGTATCATAGTGTGCCACTATGTTAAGCCCCTCGCCCTGCGGGCCCGTGAGGCTTTCCAGCCACTCCTCCTCTGTGCCGCGAAATCCGTGCTTAACGGCTATGCCGTATGCGCTGATATAGTAGGGCGGGTTAGCGTAGTTTCCCATTTTAATACACCTCTCTGTAGCCCTGCGAGGGCTCGTATTCCTGCAAAAACCAGCACGCGAAGCTGGAGTAGTGCGTGTTGTATACCTGCATCGTGTTCGCGTACTTGTCATATTCGCCGTTGGCGAAGTCTATCTTCGCCTGCAGCCAGAGCGGATAGAGGTCGTCAAAGGGCGGATCAATCAGCAGCTCCTTCTCCTCGTCTGCTGTCGTATACTGAAGCTGCGCCGCCTCCGCCGGCGACATCAGCATCAGCGTGATGGCTATCCTGCCCTCGAGCTCATTGAGCCATCTTATTTTGACGCTGTCCTCAAAGGCGTTTGGTTTAACCGCGTCCGCAGCGGCTATTGCTTCCGCTATCGTCATAACGTCCTCCTCAAAGAATTTGCGGCAGCGGCATTCCACCGCTGCCGCAAGGTCTTGTTCTTAATCCGGCAGGCTGTTGCCGGCAGCCACGCCGCCCACGCAGGCGAAGCGCCAGTCGTTGAAGGTGGCGTTGAACCTGCTGCGGCCTCTCCAGACATTGGCGTCGGTGTTCTCGTCCACGGTGGAGCGCACGGCGAGCTGTATGCGGTCATTCCAGACCGCGCCGCCGTAGGTCTGATTGTACTTGGAGTCAAGCAGTATCCACGGCGCGGTGCCGGCGGTGATAAACTGGTTCAGGTAGCTCCAGCAGATAACCGTCCAGCGGCCGTACTGATAGTTGAAGGCGTTGTTCGCGGTGGTCGGCTCCTTGTCTGCGCCGATAGCGCCGAACACAGCCTTCTTCAGCCCGGCGTCCTCGGGGATGAGGATGGTGTCCGGAGCGACGTCAAGTATCTCGTCCGTATCGCCGCGGAAGAGGTGCATGGCCGTCTCCATCTTGCCCAGCGCGTCCGCGCTGAAGGCGTCGGAGTAGCAGTTGCACTGGTTGTCGCCCTCGACCTTGGGCGGGTGCGCGGTGTTGAAGAGGCTCACGCCGTCGGCGCTCTTTATGTCGAAGCTCTTGCCGCGATAGGCCGCCTCGGTGTTCTGCTTGATGGCGTTGCCGAAAAGCGCCGCGCCGAACATCTCACGCGTGCGGTTGTAGCTCGTCATGAAGGACGCGGGCTGCTTTTTAAGGTCAAGCAGTTTAGAATCTTCAATCATCTCTGCCGAGATGGAGAAGGAGTCCTTCCAGGTCTCATAGACGAGGAGCTTCTTGTACCCCTCCTGCATGCCGTCGGTCGGGTAAGCGCCGTTCTCGCCGACGGGGTCAAAGCCGCTCATCGCGGTCAAGGTCGTCATGAGGTCGCCGTAGTTCTCGCTCGTGCCCATGAGGAAAAGGTCCTTCAGCACGCTCGTCTGCTCGTGCTGCTCGCCGCGCTGCTCAAGGAACATGCGTATCGGCGCCTGACACTTGCCGTAGATGGAATCGTTGAGGCCGCTGCCCTCGGAAAATACTATCTTCATTCTTCTCTCTCCTTTCTATCAGAATCTGACCCAGACCTTGCCGCCCGCTCCGGCCGCGGCGGCGGCGTCAAAGTCCACGACCTCGGCGACGCCGGAGGTGGTGGTGGCGGTGACCTGCAGACCGTTTGAGGCGTGCAGCGTGACCTTGTCGCCCTTCTTGATGCTCGCAAAGCTCGCGCTGTTGCTGGTCTCGTAGATGGTGCCCTTGTCCACGCGAATGACGGGAATCAGCTCGCCCGCGGTGCAGGCGCTGTCCTTTTCACACATGGATATGTAGGTCGGCGCGGTCGTGCCGGTGGCGATGGCAAGGTTGCCGCTCGACTGGACGAGCGCCATGCCCACCTTTGGGGTAATAGCCCCGCAGGGAAGCATCTGCCACGGCGCAACGGCGCCGTCGGCGTTTTTATGCGGAACAAACATTCTTTATCCTCCTTCTCCCCCTGTTTCGGGGGGTCATGTAGTTTTTTTGTACTTGTTGTAGTAGGCCGTTATCTCGGCCTCAGAAGCGTCCGGATTAAAGAGCTGGAACATGCGCTTGTCCTCCTTCGGGACGTAGGCGCTGCCCGCTCCGCGGCTTGTGGAGCTCGCTGTCAGGTGCTCCTTTCCCCGCGCATTGGCGAGCGCCTGTTGCCGCGCCGCGTCCGCCGTGCGCGCGCTGAGCGCCTCACGGTTTGCGAGATAGTATGCATCCAGAAAGCCGTTGCCGCGCTTGACATATTCATAGAACTCGCGGTAGTTCGGCATCTTCATGAGATCCTCTATCTCGTTGATGGATGGGTCGAGCTTATGTATCTCGGCTATCTCGGCCTCGATCTTCGCGCTGGCGCGCTCGCTCTCGCGCTGCTGCTCTGCCTCGGACTGCTTTTTAAGCAGCTCCTCGGCTCTCTTGACAGACGGATTTGCGGCGATGGCTCTCTCGAGGGCTTCGGGCGTCAGCTTGCCCGCCTTCAGGTCCTGCTGCAGCTGCGCGGTGCTGAAGTCCTCCTCCCACTTGTTGAACTCCTCCAATGACGAGATATCCGCGCCGGTCAGAGTGTTCTTGAGCTTCGCCTTTTTGAAAAACTCCGCCCATTCCCCCTTGCTGCGCTCCCGCTCCTGCGTCAGCGCGGCCTGCACGGCCTGGTCTATAGCTTCCTGCCTCTCCTGTCTGCGGCGGCGCGCGGCGGCGTCTCTGCGCTGCTGCTCGTCCTCTGCGCTGTCCTCGGCCTTATCCTCGCTCTTGTTCTCGGCCTTGTCCTCTCCGGCGCTCTTATCTGACTTTTCTTCCTCGTCCGCCGCAGGCTCGGCGACGGCCTGCTCTTTCGCGCCTTCCTCGGACGGCTCGCTCGCCTGTTCTGTTGCGGCCGGTTCAGCGATCTCCGGCTCTTTCCCGCTTGCGTCTGCGGGCTGCTCCAGCCCGAACGCCTCAAAAACCTGCGATTCAGTAAATTCCATATCAATCTCCTTTGGCATTTTCCCGCTCTCGCCGTGCGTATTTTTCGGACCTTACTTGCCGGCTCTCAGGTCCTTGCCGGTCTTGACGGTGCCCTTCTTGGCGTCGGTCTTCTGGTTCGGCGCTTTCACGACCTGCGTGCCGCCGTTCTTTACACGGCCAATGTAGCCGCTCATCTCAGCCATGCCCGCACCTCCTTCCGCTGTTATTGGCATTTTCCCGCTTTGCCGTGCGTATTTAAACGGCGCCGTCCGCGCCGCTCATTACGGCCTTTTTTGCGTCCTCTCGGGCGCGTCTCTCTATCGCGGCGCGGAGCTGTTCCGGCATCTGCTGCGCGGCGCTCGGCTGCGCCTGCTGCGCCTGCATCTGCTGCATCGCCGCCTGCTGCGCCTGCATTTGCTTCTCCCGCTCTGCCCGCTCCTCCAAAAAGCTGCGCGTCGCGCCCGCGCCCGGGTAGTGCAGCTCCTCCATCTTGGTCCAAAAGAGGATGAGCGTCTCCGTGCTCGTCGGGTCTCCGAATGCGCCTGTCTGCAGGTTCATCCGCGTCTCCTGCCACATAGCCTCGCGGTTTGAGGCCAGCGGCTGCTGGTTGTCCACGCTGAACAAAAACTGGTCGTTCCAGTAGTACTGCCCGTCCTCGTCCTG